CGACGTTATAAAAATGCCTCATATTACTATAAAAGTAAAACCCCTCTAAGAGAGGTCACCACGTGGGATGAGACAAAAGTCGCTTCTCTTAGAGAGATACACAGTAAATCGGATGGCTTCCGAAACTCGCAAGTCTGTGTATGATGCTAGCAGCACTAGCAGGGGGCCTACCTAATTTGGTAGGGGGAGGGAAACATTCGAACCAGCGCCCACTATACGAGTAAGTGGGACGTTAAGAAAGAACGATAGATTGAAATCTTCACCGACGGATTGGTAAAGATCAACCTTGTGTGTCTGGGGATAGTTTAACGCGAAACTCTGAGGCCTCTCTCGCGTAAGGAGGCTGGCGTTGGTATTAGTCATCGAGGGCAGGGGCTTCATGACAGCAAGCCTCCTAGCAGAATTAAACCTTAAGTTGGTGTAATAAGGCATCTCTATCTCATTGACGGCATTCTGAGCCAAAGGAGTGACCATAGAACCATCACCAGCATGACTCATCCTCGCGGCAATATTGTTATAGCTCTCATTAGAAGAGATAGCTTGAAAAGAACTTTGAGGTGAAATGGTTGTAGGTTCAGAGTGAGCGGCCACGTAAACGACACTAGTAGAAGTCCCGACAACAATGCCAGAATTTTCCTGAGTCAAATTAGGGCAACGCTCGGTATAAAGAAAGCCCGACTTGCCGTCACAATCGTAACCAACAGTCTTAGTAGAACCAGGAATATCAACCTTAAAGGAGGAGTAAGGTGAAGCTAAGACCTTCCATCTCAAGGAACCGCGCCAAGCAACGAAACAAGGAGCAAAGTGGTTGAGGAAAGTAACAGTACAGAAACTGTACGGGACCGTAGAACCACTGACAACAGCTTGCTGGAGAGAATCGGCGTAGGGCCCACGGTAAAACGGGAAAGCGGGTAACTTGAGCCAAGAGTAAGCCAAAGATTCTGGATCACTAGTGGAAGCAGGATTAATGTGGGAACCAAAGGTAGAGTGATAAACGAACCTCTTGAGCAACTGGCGAACAGAGACAATGTCCTCCCCAAAGAAGACATCTGTAATGTTATCAGACTCAGAACCCCACGTGCCAAACATGTGGTCTATGTTTTGCGAGATAGGCTCAACAGCGTCTTGAGGGTCGTCAGCCCCCATAGTAGCACTGTGATGAACAATTTCGTAATGAGAGTCTCTAGCAGCGGCACTATGGTTATAATCGGTTTGAAGGCCCTGTATAGTATCAGTGATGGGATTAGCGAACCTGGCATCATTAAGCATAGAAGAGAAAACGGCAACCTGAACATATTGTTCAACCGAAGCCTCAGCGGGGGTAGTAAGCTCATTGACAAGGTAGCACGAAAGAACTCCATTAGTGAAACCACCGGGAAACTGGAGAGGACCGGTACTGGGACCACCAATAAAGTTGAAATAGTTATTCCCTGTACCAGTGGCACCCGAAGTAGAGAATGGGGAAATGTACCTCAAATAAGAGGTAGGCTGACCCCAACCAACACCAATGGTGAAATCTTTAGTCTCGGAAATGTCAACAACCCATTGCTTGGTGGTATTCCATTCAGGACCATCAGGAAGTGAACCAGAAACTTCTGGACTAGCGATGGGGTCCCAAACGAAACGCAACCTGGCTTTGTGGAAATCAGAAGCGACAACCATGAACCTATATTTCATGGTGCCACCCCAATAACCGAAGCACGAAGCTGTATAAGAGGCAGGAGTCATCATGAAGGCATCTCCACCTGAAGACCCATCATAATTGGAATAAGAAGGGGAAACAGCACAATTCCACAAAAGCCGACCCGGAGCATCCGTCATATTGATAGGAAAAGTGGAGATAAGACACTCACGAGTTACTAAACTTTTAATAGCTAACTCGTCGTCACCACCAACTCCTGTAACAGACGGATCAACGGTGACTTCCTGCTTGTTATCAAGTGCCAGGGTCATAGAATTGTCAGTACTATTAAAGACAGACAAATTTCCAGCAACGCGAGGCACAAAAGGGCTAATACCTTCAAGTACCCTAGGCCTAGAAAAGCCAAAGAGTGCGGCAATGCCTCCAGCGGCCGAGGCAGCCATTTGAGTTGCTTTAGCAAATTTCCCTATGACAGGGACGTTACCAAGCATACCAGCGACCCGAGCAACAGAGGTAGCCATTGCAGACACTGGGGAATTCGAATACTCACCGCTTTGAGGAACGAGAGTGTTAGGATTGAAAGAAGTAGGAATGGAAAGTTGGACGCCTTCGAGATGAGCGAACAACTGGACAGTAATGGAACTAGGAGAACCCATAGCATGATGGAGGTCGAACAGTGTGTCAAAGTTCAACTTCCCAAGCTGGTTCCATTCACCCTCAACTATACGTAGCTTGTTCTCTGGCCACATAAAAGGGAGGGTCATTTCACAACCTTCGGAATTGGTAGGATTGATGTAAGCGTGGGGACGCTGAGAATACATCATGAGTTTAGAAAAAGGGCCCATGCCCTCATCGACTTCGCTCATACCAGGGAGAGGATGGTACGACATGAGACATCTACCGTAATAGAATTGGTTACCGTTAACACGAACGGAAATAACCATCTTATCACAGGAGAATAAACTGAAATTCGCTATTCGGTTAATAACCCTCTTGTTCTCAAGATAGAGAACCCAAGGATTAATCTCAAAGTCATGTGGCACACCAGGTTGCCAAGTGAAAGTGTGAATGTTGAGCGGCCTAGAAAAAAAGTTATCAATAGAAAACTGATCTTCATCAGCCGCGGCGCCTCTAGTATAATCAGATGCAGATGGTAGATCATAGCAAAAGGGCTGGGTTGCATCCTCGAACTGAACGGTCTCAACCGTCTGAGTTGGGGGTGCGGTGCTAACATCGGCGGGGATGTTGGCGGTATCGGAATGATAAATAATGTTAGAAGAGGACATGGGTCTGTCACCATGTAGACATGTAAGAAACATCATATTTGTAAGTAGTGTGGTAGTACCTTACCAGGGTGATAAGACCCCAAGCGTCGTGCGAGGTCCGGTAATTTTACACGACAGGGAGTCGGCCCCTACACCGACTCGGCTTAAAAGAAAGGGAAAAGAACCCCGTAGGGGGGGTGGAAGGATTGTTGGTTCATAAAAGAGGTCCGCGGAACCAACTACGCGGATGGAGTCCTATTAGGCCTCCAATAAGAAATCAGACGGCGTCATATCAACATACTTACTGACGCTGTCGGGAGCTCTATAGAGCACGTTCGACTTACATGACACCTTAAGTCGATTGGTGAGCTTGCCATCATCGCCCATGTAGAAAATGCTATCGCCAAATCTACAGCCTAGGATATCCTTCCAGGAAGGAAATTCTTTCCAATCTATAGCTGTAACTAGCCGACGCTCGCCAGGACACCTAACTCGTATGCCTTGGACACTCGGATGAGGGGGCAAAGTAACTCGCTTGGTAAAACTAATAAAGGCCTTGACGAATAGGATATAATCTAATAGACCATAGAAAGAGATCTCCCTAAGCATAGACTCAAACTTGGAACACAGCTGTTCTACCCAAGTATCCGACAAGTCGTCAAAAGATTTGAAGTCGGGAGTCTGAAGAAGGAAAAAGAAGCACTTGCTTATATTGGACTTGAGCAAGACGCCAAGATGGACATCTGGATTCCCGTCTAGACCTGGGAAAGTAACGATAGTTCTTGAACAAAAAGACCAGTTTGGGTCACTAGGGTCTTGACGAAAGTTGAGAGTGTTAACCTCAAAACGGATCCTCTTCTTATCATCGGTTAAGATCATGCCCAGCTTCTTAGCCTGAGTCGGAAGATCAATAGCTCTAATAGCATCGCCAAAGTCTGTGCCACCAGTAAGGAGGCGAAC